AAATTTTACTTTTTCTTAGGACATGAGACCGGTGAATTGATCACGTTGTGGACAAGTAGCGATGGTTTAGAATGGGCCTATCAAGGCCTTACAGATTTGAGGTTCGCGTATGATTAATGCGATCTACGTAGATGGGTTATTCGTCCATTCATGTAATTGGGGGTATGTTGAAGCCGGTCCCACAGGGACAGCTAAAGCGCAATGTGCGGTAAGTAAAGACGGACTTCATTGGATTTACCTTTATGATCCGACTAAAGATGTTGGGAGCATAATTAACTATAAAGTAGGTTTACGCGACCCCGTTGTTATCAAGATAGCTCCTAGCTTGTGGGCCTTTTTTTCCCATAATGAGAGTCCCGACGCTAGCGAAGCAGTGTTTTTGTACGACGGTAATGATGAAGGTATTTTACAGCGCGTAAACTTGTTACCCCTCATTAATCAGGCGCTAACGGATAAATGGGGGTATGGCCCCGATTTCCTTACCGACGAGGGATGGTTTAGTTTCTTTATACTATCCCATTCGTTTAATGATGGCCGATTGTGTATGCATGCATGGGTCTCAGATGATACTTATGATTTTTTTCTGGCGTGCGAAACGTCAGATTTGTTTACTTCTTTTGACGTAAATAACTTTTATATAACGGATTTAAACGGGAACGCAACTCCTCCGGGGGGGCTTGACCCTAATCATATTGACAACTTCTACCCATGCTGTGTCGAGAGTGGGTCAGATGACTTCAACTCAGCTTTTGCATCATTAAAATTAGGACGTGGGTTTACGTATTTTTACCCGCTATATAACCCTGATTTTACGCCTAATGTTTATCATGCGATTATTAAAACGCCGCATATAAACCCGCCGATCTTTTTTGATGCTATTAACGATAACGTCCTTGGCATTGTCGATACCTCCGACATCTACTCAGTACGGAAGTTAAACGTCGAAACTGAATATGGTAACGGAGATCCGCTTTTTCGTTATTGGGCTGCTGAGTTTTTCTTTATAGGGTCTACAAAGACGTTTGGGGAAGATGTTATTCGCTCTTATGGGACATCCGGATATATCTACAAACCTGAGTTAAACAGAGTAGTTATACCCGGTAGTCCCGGGAAGCTTACGTCCTCTTATCATTGTGTCGATAAAACAGTGTACGTCAGGGATTATGTCCCCGGCGATCGTACGTACTTACCAGTTGAACGCGTAACGCAGACAGACCCCCTTACAGGGGAGACGAATACTTTTTATATCCCAGTAATGCCTCCGAACGTATCCGGCGTACGCTACGACAATACGGGTTATTACACGCAAGGAAGTGCAACGGAAGTTACACGCAGGATTACGTATCGAGACTGTACTTTCTCTTCCACTTATGTCCCCCCTGTGAGAACAGTCTACGCGCCGATTACTACGAATACTTATGACGCCGGAGCGATAACTAATGAAGGTATAGGGGCAGTCGGCGCTATTCAGTTTGAGATGCCAATAAACCCTAAAGGTGTTGCTGTCGGACTGAGTGTAATCGACCGTAACCAGAGACCTGAGACGCTGTTATTCGGGTTTGAGTTTATCGTTAACCGATACAAGATATGGGAAGCGGGGGTTGTTAAGTCGCAGGGGTTCTACACCCCCGGTAAACAGGCCGCAATTGCCCGTTCGGGCAACGACATCTTCTATGTGATGGAAGACTTGTTTGGGGTTCCAACGGTTATATACCAGACGACGACATCGGTTACGCAGACGATGTTTTTAGACGTATGTTTTTATGGCGTTAATGACCGGCTTAGATGCCCCTCAGTATATGACAGCGGGTTAGCCCCTACATCAACCGAATCCAGTGCGACTATCGCTGACGGCGGGTTCTTTTCTGCAATTGCAGTAGTACCTATTTACGAGGAGCTTGTTTCAGCAAATGCTCAGAGTACGTTTAACGTTGTCTCTCAGTTAGAGCATCACGTCGAGTTAAACGCTAACTCATCACTTAGAGTTGGTACACAACATAACACGGGGTCAGATCTCAGTGTTACTTACGTAGTCGGTGCACGGGTTCTTGGTGCAGCGTCAATGTCTACTCAGGCATCTTTACGCGCCGCAGAAAGCGCTACTTTTGTTACTACGCTACCGGCGCTCGAAGGTTATAGCTATAACCACGCCTTTGGTCATGCAGATACCCTATTACTTGCCCTCACTGGAGACAGTAGAGCCGGGTTTTCTAATCCTGCTTTAGTGGGTTCCGAGGTATGGATGTCTCCGCTCTTAGGTGTCTCTACAATGCTTACTGGCGGTATAGACATTGACTCTTATACCTCTAAATTACCAGCTTTAGACTCGCTCAGTTCTAACTTTGTGTATAGCGAGGGCGTATCTTCTCTCCCCGCATTAACTGTATTCTCAGGGGCTGCGTACCCGTTTGACGGTATTGTGGATGCTGAGCATCCTGCGTTTGAAGTTACTGCCTTCGTTTTAGAACAGCCTACTAACGGGTTAAATACGCATATCAGCTTTGAGTTTGATGGTCAGTTTGGGGGTAGTGCAGATATTGAGTTCCAGATGGACCTCACAGCTTCTGCTACGGTCCCCGGCATCGCCCGTGTAGATGCGTCGTTTGGGTTTGAAACGATAGCTTCTGTAGCATCTGGCGGGATCGCTACTGCTGAATTGACGATGCACGTAACGCCACGCCTAACAGCTTATTCCGGGAATGGTGCGGCGCTTGAGTTCGCATTTAGCGTGGCATCCGAAGTTATTACTGGCGGAATCGCAGAGGTAATTGTTGATTTCGGATTCAGTATGGACGCCGAGGTCACTGCCGAGAACTATGGTCGGGCCGCAATCGTCGTTCCTGAGTTTGTTCCTCTGTCGGGCATTATGTATGCGGTCGCACCGCAGTTTACGATGCGTATCGAGGGCGGCGAAGTTGTTGTCCGCCCAACCACCACCTATGTGACGCATTTGAGCGCCGACGCGGAAATGACCGAATATACAGGGTACGAATTCGATTGTATTGTATACTTTATGGACAAGTATTACGGCGTGAGGTCGGACGGGATGTATTTATTGGAGGGAACTTCTGACAACGGTACGAATATCGATGTTAATCTGTTAACGCAACATTTTGATTTCGACCGTTCAAATAAGAAGCGTCTACCTTATTTATATGCGGGAAGTGAAACCGATTTTACTGTTTCCCCGATCGTAGATGATGCTAGTTTTGGGTCCTATACTTCTACAAAAGGAAACGAGCGGGTTTATTTGCCGCAAGGGGCAACCGGTAGATATTGGCAATTCGGTTTTCAGAATATAGACGGTAATAAACTCGCCCTCGATAATGTGGAGGTTATTATTAATGAGTTGCGTAGGAAGGTCTAAAAATGGCGATTAGTATAGAAGATATAATTCAGACCAGTAGAGATTATGCTGACAGCACGTACAATTTAGCGATTGACCTCTTAGATGACGCAGCCAAGGCTGCGGACGATAAGGTCGTTTATGGAATAGGATCGCTTGATTTTTCTCCGACAGTTAAAGGCACGATTGCGGCGGACCCAATCGGAGATTTTAGTGACCGGTATAACGCGCCAACTAACGATACTGAAGTTCCTGATTTCGAGCCTCTTTTTGTACCCACGATCCCTTCAGATTGGGGTACACCACCAGACTCATTAGATACGAGCGATCTATTTAAACAACCTGTACCTGTATATGACATTTTACCGTTTTCGGGTACTGCGCCTGAGATCGACCCTAATTTTACTATTCCGCCTACTCCGTCTATAGGTGATCCTCAGAAACCTGAACTCACGCAAATTACGGTAGATGATGCACCAACTGTCACTATCCCGACATTTGATGAAGACTTTTTACTGAGCGATCCAGACCAGATAGAAGATTTGGCTGCGAGATATAAAGCAGAATACGGTACAGTTCTACCGGAAATGCGTGATTTTATCGACTCAATGGTCGATGAGTGGGTAGATCGGTTTTCGCCAGAATATCGAAACGGGTTAGCGCAGTTAGAAGAGAAACTTGCCTCAGGTATGCCCGGCGGACAAGCGCTCTCTGATGAGGTAGAACAGTCAATTTATGACAAAGCCCGTGCCAGAGTACAGGCTGAACGTATCAATTCAGAAGCACAACTTCTAAATAGCATGGCAAAACGCGGTTTTGACCTACCTCCCGGTGCGGTCGCGGGGGGGTTGCAGCAGATAGCGGCTGATTCTGCCCGCAATAATGCAATGTCAGCCACCGAAACGGCCATTGAACGGGCTAAAATGGAGATCCAGCATGTCCAGTTTGTGATGCAGCAGGCCAATTATCTACGTCAGTTCATGCAGAATCTGGCGATGCAGCGTGCTCAGCAGATTGGGCAAGTAAATCAGCAAGCCATGAATTACGCTAACGAAATTGCTCAGCTTATTCTTGGGGTATATGAAGCGGAATTGAAGCGGTATTCAGCCGCAATGGAGATTTATAAAACTCACGCCAGTGTGTACGAAATCAGAATCAAGTCCTCCCTTGCAGAATTAGAGGCTTATAAGATTGAAGTTGAGGGGAAAAAGCTACAGGGCGATTTGCAGAAGTTGCAAGTCGATATGTACGCCACGGAGATTAACGCGGAAAAAGCAAAAATTGAGCTATTTTTGGCAGAGTTGCAGGGTGTGACTACGCAAGCACAGCTAGAAAAGGTAAAAGCAGAGATTTTTGGTGAGCAAATAAACGCTTATTTAGGCGAAGTTAAAGCTAAAACGGCAGAATTTGACGCCTATAAGTCGGCAATTTCTGGAGATTCCGCTAAAATTGACGCTTATATTTCGCAGGTTAATGCTTATCGTACAGAAGTCGATGCAGCTAAGGCTCGTTTAAGTGGCGATGTTGCTTATGCCGAGTCTATTTCTGCTCATAACCGTAACCTGACGGAGCAGTTTAAAGCCGAACTTTTGGGGTATACTTCTGAAATCGATGCGGAAAAGACACGGTTTGCTGCTTCCGCTGAAGCGTATAAAACCGGGCTTGAGGCGTATAAAACGGAGCTGTCTGCTGAACTCGATGTGCTTCGGTCGAAACTGGCTGAAGATGAACTTAATTTGAAAGCGTTAATGGCTAAGAAAGACGTAATGGTTAAGGATATAACACTGAAATCCGAAATGTTCCAAGAGAGGGTAAGACTGATGGCCACGACAGCAACTGAAAGTTCCAGTATTGCGAGTAATATCGCCTCTGCGGCATTAAATTCGAACAACTCTATGGTACAGGCGGTATTGTAATTATGGAATATAACTCTTCAAATTGGCCCCCAAAATCTGGGTCATCTCCCTCCGGTACAATGAGTGTTGTTGGGGATAATTCATCTAGCCCTATGAAGCTCGGCCCTGAAACAGTCCGAGGCCGAAGAATGGACGGGTCATTTGCTCCTCCTGCTGGCCCTACTGGGTTTACTAGAACAGAAGGCGGATACGCACTGGGAAATAATAATGTTGGCGACAACTTTGCGGCAATGCAGGGTTTACGCGCTCAATCTAATATGCAGACCCAAGCTAATTATGCTGCGGTGCGGAAGTTGACGCCTGAGCAGGTCGTCCAGAAAAATTTTATGGACGCCTCCCGCATGGCAGGCAATTTGAGTAATTTGGGTCAAATGGCAGTGGGCCGTCAAGCCCTGCGTAACGGTATTGGCGGCGCGTATGAATCTACGATGAAAGGTCAGACTTCTAATCAACAGAGCTTACGACAGCGCCAAGCGTTGATTGACCAGAATACAGCAAATCGTCGCGCAGGTGTAAACGCATCTGATATTCCAGAAATTACTTCCAGCGACATCCAAGTTGATACATCTCAAATGGATATGATCAACGATTGGATGAAACAATATGGAAACACATTTGGTACGAAATAATGGCACTTACTCCTGATGATGTACAAAGAACGTTTAATGAATGGCAGGACGCAAAAAATCCGCCTGATCCTAACAAGCCAAATGATCTCCGCTCTCGTGTAAAACCTACGTACGATAAGGCTAGATTTGCCGCTGAACAGAAAGCCAGAGAGGCCGCAGCGAAAGCCAAACCCGTCGTAGAGAAAGCATGGCAAGCTTCTCGCCCGTATGTAAAGGGCGTACAGGGTGCAGTAACTGAGGTTACAAAGAACACATTAAGGGGCGCACTCGCTCTACCCGGCGCAGCGGCTAATGCTGCTGGTGGTGTAGCGTTGGGGTATACAGCATTTAAAGAGCCTACTAAAGAAGCTTACCCTGTGGCTACAGCCGATACTGCCGCTCGTGAAGAGCTTGTTCGCCAAAAAGGATTGACCCCACAGTCTCAGGTCAAAGGTAATTACTTTGATCAGGCAGCGGATATTATTGGTTTTGGTGGATTGAAAAATAGAGTCGCGGATACGGCTAATACGTTCCTTACTGCAACGGGCCAACAATTTGTACCGGGAATGACCAAAGTAGCGGAAGGGCTTAAATCCAGAGAAGGCAACTGGCTCGGTTATGGCGTTCAGGATATGGTTGGCAATACTGACCGTGATCTTGGTGATCCATCTACATGGACTCAGAGTTACGGTATTCCAAAACATATTGCTGAAAGGGGTGATGTAGCGGCGGCTAAGCGGTATATATTTAACCGTAAAGTTGCTCAAGGCGTAGATCAGGCAGGTAATTTCATCGGCGCGATTGGTCGTGGTATCTTCGGCGATCAAACGGTAGATCAGATGAAACAGAACTGGAGCAACTATACTGATCCGAATATGACGTTGCCGACACAGGATGCGTATGACCAGAATACTGGGCTATTTACAGATGAGTTCGGTAACTCCTATAGAGCTATGGGTGATGGTACTAATCAATTTGTAAACACGAAGCCGATGACAGCCACGGCTGCTCCCGGAAAACCGGGGTATTATGGCCAGTATTCCCCAGTGCAGGGTATGGAAAACCCTATGGGTGTTAGCGGATTGTCTCAGAACCCGAGGTTTTCTAAAGACCCAATTACTGGAACGATTACCGTAAATGACGACTATGGCCTCGGTAAACGGGGTATGACGGTTGATGAAAACGCCGCCGGTATCCGTGGTGCTTATAAGATACAGGGTCCAAATGGTACTGAGTATACTGATGCACCGGGCACTGCGCTTCAGCGTGGCTTGGGTATTAAGATGACCGCTGATGATGTGGCTAAGCTGGATGCTCAGGGTCAGTCTGAAATGAGCGCTGGTATGAAAGCTCGTGCACTGGCCCGTATGACCCCATCTGAGGCTCAGCAGTATCAGAAGAACCTCGTCGAAGCTCAACTGGATCAGATTAATCTGGCTAAACAGCTTATGGATCTCGAAGAAGCTCGCTCTGGTAAGGTATTCGGTCAATTTGATAAGGCATTTAGTATGTTGAAATCCGTAGGCGGCGAGCGTATAGCCCAGAAGTACGCCCCTATTTTGGCTAAGATGAAAGAGCCTGACCCGATGTACATCACAGCAGCGACTACCGCTGACGGCATGTCTAAAGCACTTGATGCGTTTAAGGCATCCCCAACTGTGTGGGAATACATGGGTGAGGTCTTCACTAACGATCCAACTGGTAAATTTGGGCAATTTGTCTCGCCCGAAGCAGAAGCTAGCGCTATTCTGGACATCTTTAATGCCTTTACTCAGGATAAAGACGGTAAGATTAAAGGAAAGCTTTCCGTTGGTGGCCGTACGCTAACTATGAGCGATATTGAAGGTGATGATGCCTCGCGCGAAGCACTTTCTGCTATTATTCAGGGAATGAATATTCCATCGGTTCGTAATCTTCTTATGGCGATGGCAGGTAAAAATGAATCATTGAAGGAAAAATAAATGGCCGGATTACGTGATCTGCTAAACCCTCAGATAGCAGATATAAAGGACGAGGCTCAGAGCGTACAGTCTCAATACACGCCAGTTCCAGAATTCCGGCCAGCCGCGCCTCTCCCTATGCGAGAGGCCCCTCCAATGAACCTGCGAGATGGGGGTTATACCCCCATTGCTCAGGAATACGATCCTCAGCAACCTACCGGCTTTGCCGCAGGCGTTACTGCCGGTGGTGAGGACATTGCGGGTACAGCTAACGTACTTCTCGGTAACGCCCAACTTAATATGGGTTTTACTGATTCAGCTATCGAGTCGATGAACCGTGCATCTGAATATTTCCAACGTTCGCGCGGTCGCCTACGTGGTCAGAGTATCTCTGACATGAATAGTATCGGCGATTTCTCCAACGCATTGGCTGAACAAGCCGGTCGTATGCTCCCTACTCTCGTCTCAGCCATTAGTGGCGGCGGTGCTTTTGGCGCGGCTGCACAGAACCTGCTCGGCTCAATGGCCAAGAAGGGTATGGTTAAGAAAGGGTTACAAGGTCTAGGTGCTATTGAAGGATCAATGCTAGGTGAAGGCAGCGAATACTTTGCTAACCTGACGCTTAAAGGGTCACCTGAACGTAACGCTTGGGAACAGCAGATGGGTATGAGCGTCGATGGTGATGTCGCCACGAACGCAGAAGGGATTGCCATGACATTGAGCGAGCAGCTCGGTGCTAACATGGTAGCGGCCCATGCCTCTGGTGCACTTAACTTTATGCCTTTAGCGGGTGCTATCCGCAAGCTACCTACTAAAAACGGCCAACAGCTCTTTAATGACATCTTGCGTAGGGCAACTAACACCGCAGTCGGCGAGTCTGTGACAGAAGTAGCTCAGACCGCTATTGAACAGTCAGTAGCTCATTATATCAATACTAATCGTGATTTGATCTCCGACCAAAACGAAGAAGAGTTGCTTACCGCAGCAGCCCTCGCCTTCCCACTTGGTTTCATTGGTGGCGGTATCGGCGGCGGTGTTCGTGGTATGCAGGACATCGTTTCTCGTGAGCAGCAACAACTTATTGATGCGCAGAACGCTTTTGCTAAAGCGGGTAAAGGTCCCGGTATTCTCGATGATGGTTACGGCGGTAAAGAATTCACGTCCGAAAGTGACTATATGGATGAAGCCGGTTACATGTATACCGGTGAAGACGTGCCACAGTCAGCAATGGAAGATTTGGGGTATGTGATCGACCCTGAGACTGGTGACATTAGCTATGCAGATTCGGTTGAATATACTAACCCAATCGAGCTGAACACTGAAGGGTATCAGTTTGGCTCTTTAGAAGAGAAACAAGCTTACGAGCAGGATCTAGCGAACCGTAAATTCCGTACTGAACGGGCAATGCAGAACCTCAATATCGATCCGGCTGTATTCGGTGAAGGCGGCCCTCTTCAGGGTGTAACTGTAGGCGGTTATCCGAAAACGCTTAATAAAGAGGCTCCACTAAAACAAAACGCCATCACCGCATTAGATGCGCTGAAAAATGCTAAAGCAACCGTAGAAGAGATCAAAACTTGGGGCGAGACCCTGTATCAGAAGATGTTTGACGATACTTATGAGGGCCGTACTCAAGCTAATCGTCGTCAGCTCGAAGTTAATACACAGCAACTCGAACCTGAAATCTCTCGTATTCGTGAGATTTTCAGAGAAGCAGATCTTGGACAGGACTCAGCGTCGTTAATTCGCACACGTCAGTTACAGTCTCAGATAGCCAAGCTGAAAGAAAAAACCTTTAAAGACCCGAATAGCCACTGGGCAAAGAAGAACAGTGAGAAGATTGCTGAACTTGAAAAACAGCTAGGTAAAGAAAAGAAAGGTAACCAGATCAGTGTTAATAAAGCTCTTACGCTTTTAAACATTGAAATTGATAAGAACCTTGCTGTTGCTGAACAGCTATTAAATAACGGAACGATTACGCGCAGACAGGCAGAGGCTTCAGTTGGCGGTTTATCTGCGGACGAATTGTCCAACATTCGTGCGGCTTTCGGTGCTCAACCAGACGTTGAAACTGTAGAACTAACTGATCAGCAGAAGCAAAACCTCGTTAGAGCGATAAAGAAAGAGCGTGAACGTAAGTCTGCTTCCAAAGAAGACAAACTGACGTATGTAAAGGCGATGGTCAACAATGACATGGCTACGATTAACAACCTTGCTAAGAACAAGAGTAAGGCGCTTCCTTTCACCAGTGATGCTGGGCGTCTGCTCTCCTCTCGTGGCGAGCTAATCCGTCGCGGACAAGCTAACGCGGCCAAGGCTAAAGAAGCTACCGGCTTACCTTCTTATGAACAGTTAGGTGGCGCTGAAGGTGTGCTTAGCTTGTTCCCGGTCGAGGCCAACTTTACCGAAGAAGCAATGGGGATAACTCCGGATACGGTTAAGCTAGATTCCGATGAGGTTTATGGAGTTCGTAAAACCGCAGGCGGTAAACACCAGACAATGGTTGTAGGCGCAGATGAGAAGAACATCGACGAGCGTTACTACGTGCCAGCCCGTGTTCGTCAGGAAGATGGATCATTTAAACCTGCTAAAGTGAACCTTCTTACTGTTGGTCAGCTATCAGATACCAAGTTCCAAGCACAGCAAATGCAAGGGGCTACTTCCCAGAACCGTATGAAAACTGTTCTGGACGGTATGCGCGCGGGTGTTGCGGCATTAGCAACTGATTATGGTATCCAAGTAAATCTGGAGACCGTTCTGAGAGATTTCCCAGATACTATTGTCCACAAATCTGGTGGTCGTGATGTTACGATAAAGCAGCTCGCTGCTGTGGAAACCGCAGGAACCCCTACTCACAAGGGGACAAGCATTGGTCAGGGTAGCCGCTCTAATGAATTCCTCGCTGGTGACCGCGAAGTATTGCAGGGCGAAGGTATTGAGCATGTAAACCGTAATGATGATGAAAAGAATACTCCGCTGTATAGAGACCGTTATGGATATAACTTAACTAATACAGACGGCACTAAGATTCTCATTACCCCTGATGACACGCAATATATTAATAACTACACCAATAAGAAAAAAGCCATTGAGTCAGCGAAGTATTACCGTGATCAGATGGTTAAAAACTTCGATAAGCTAATTGAAAACGCGCAAGCAAAGCTTCAGAAAGTCAAAGAAGACCACGCTGTAAACGCGAATCGAGCTGAGCGTAAACACGCAAACCTTCTTGATAAACACATGAAGGAAGAGCTTGCGATTATGAATCGCAAGATGAGTAACGCTCAAAAACATTCAGAACATGCAATTAAAAAGGCCATGTTGTTGCTGAATATGTCAGCACAGATAGGCCACGAAGCGATGATAGATAGACGCTGGAGGTATCTTGGAGCGGCTCCAAAAGTTAGACGCAAGCAGCAGCGTAGAGCCAAGCTAGGATATTTTCAATCTATGCAGTCGTTACTCGCCCGTACTAGCGAACCGTTAGGCGCGTCTTTAAACGAGCTTACTTACTATAGAGAACGCAGGGACATAGCGGATGCTCAGGAAAAGTTGGACCAGTTACTTGCTGTAAAGAAAAAAGGTAAGCAGAAGCAATACGCTGAAAATATGTATCAACATGCTTTGGCGGCTATTGAGTATCAATTTGGAGAAGAAAATAAGTCCAATGTAAACGTGGCTCAGCAGGTTAATGACAAAATTATGGCCGCACCAGAGGCGGTTGAAACTAAACAGTTCGATGATGTGCTAAAGAGTAGCTCGCCTTCTGAAACTCAGGCGTGGATTGATGAGCAGTATCAGCGTGGGATTAAGTATGGCCCTTTAGCTTTTGTTAACACGGATAATTACTATCAGCTCTACAATGACCTTGCTTCCCGACTTATGGAGATTAAAATTCAGCAGGAAGAAAAGGCTGCGGAGCATTATCGTAAAGTCGAACAGGATGCCAAAGCATTTCAAACTAAATTACGTCCCGGCCGCACGCACGAGAAACCTGTTGACCGTAAGAAAGTAAAAAGTACAACCCTTGAAGCCGCAGCAGCGAAAGATGCAATGCCAGAACAAGTTAAACTGCGTGCAGATTTCCAAGCTATTGCTAACAAGATTCTGGCTAATCTCGGTATCACTAGCATCAACTTAAAAGTTGTAGATTCTGCGGGTTTGATCTACGCAAGTCCTGTTTCTGAGGCCAAGATCAAGAGCGGCGCATTACAGGGTAAGGTAGCGTTTAACAAAGACGACACGTTAGCCGTTCTGTACGTAAACCCATTTATGACGAAAGCCGAACAGTATCGTTTCTTCGCACATGAGTTAGCGCACGTAATCGTAACTAAAGCTTTTGACAGTGCATCCTATAGTACCCAGAACGCAATCATCCGTGACTGGGAACGCTGGTTAGAAATGTCTGGCGCTCCTAAAGAGCTGATTGAAGAAATAATTGCTAAACGCGAATTGGCTGATGCCGCTCACGGTGTTTACACTGGTACGTCAAAGCAAAAAATGCGTATTTACCAAGAGTATGCGCTATCTTTTGACGAGTATATGGCTGAACAGGTCGCTGACTGGTTACTTACTAACAAACGCCCGCAGTCAGTTGTAGATAAATTCTTTAAACAGATCGCTGCGGCTATCTCTTATCTGTGGCGATCTGTTGCTCAGAAGCCTACGCAAAACGTCGATGAATGGCTGAACACCCTGTGGGATAAGCATCAGAACGCAGCATCTAAAGAAGCTGTTAAGGCTTATAGAGATGCTCGAGATGCCCGACTGAAAAAAGAAACTCTGACAACTCGTAAGCGCAACGAGATTAAGAAACGTTATCAAGCTGCTTATGATGCGCTTGAGAAACTGGACACAGAAATTAGCCAGAATAAGCGCAATGTCCAAGACCTTCGCAATGCGCAGATCAAGATCAACAAAATTGGCCGTACAACGATTGCTAAACTCATCAAGACAGCAAAAGAACGCGGTAAGAACGTAGCACAAGAAATGCTTGCCGAAGAACTCGGTATTACTGACCTGAAATACATTCGTCAGCTCGCTCCATACCGTGAGATCGTTAATGCGATGGCAAGTAAGGATAGCAACACTAAAGTTGTAGAGAAGATTGCTAGACAGTTAGTACAATATAACGCTCTGATTGAGAAAGCACGTAAAGTCGAAGAAGAGAAAGCACGTACTAAAGAAAGACTGTACCGTGAGACAGCGCGGGCGCTCGAAGCAAAAGTTGAGTCCCATCTTGAAAAAGTCCGCACTCTACGTCGTCAGCAGATGGCACGCAAGGTACTGGCTCAACAGAACCGTAGCCATGAAGGGCAACAGACTTCAAGTAAGCCGAAGAAAACAAAGACCCCGGCTGATGTTACTGTGGCTCAAGCGGCTGAAGACATTGGATATGATATTAAAGACATCCCTTGGATGGCTAATATCCTCAGTCAGAACGAAAAGCTACAGGCTCTCGGTTTCTTGGAAGCGTTTGATAATTTCCTTAAACCAGAAGAGCGTGAAATCATCCTGAAAGCGACTGATAGCTATTATGTTCGTCAGCAGCTAGAGCGTGCGTATAAGAATAGAAACCCACAGATTTTACAAATTATTCGTACCGATCCACGCCGTGCAGCCGCGTATGCGTTCGTTCTTCACCGTCAAGGTAAATTAGATTTCGGACGTAAAGCAGGAAGCATTATCCATAGAATCTTACGTTGGGTTGCTGACTTCTTCGGTATTGTTACTGTGTCTGACAATGCGGATCTGCTGTTTGCTTTTATGTCTGGGTACAATATGGATGTACTGAACGCACGTACTGTAGATCCAGAAGTTCTGTTGTACATGCCGAAGCAGCTTGATCGTACTATGTCACAGAAAATGTTCAAAGCAGCTCGCCCAGTATTTGAATCAGCAGGACGCTATTTAGGAAAAGTCGCGCTTCCAACAGCTATGCGGTTTAGTAAGAACCCGTATATTCAGCAGGCGCTTCGTCTCGTCTATGTAGATCAGTCCCGTGCATATCAACAATCTACGTTCCATGAAAATAAAGATATAGCTCTGGCCCGTTTAACAATGGGGTTAGAAAAGGCATTGGGTCCGTTAGTAGAAGACGAAGGCCGTATGCTTCAGCTTCTTCGCCACATGCAGAAAGGCACTAAATCTACCGATATGTATGTAGATGAGGGCATGCGTCGTGTACGTAAATGGCTGGATTCGATTGGTGGGTATGCAAAAACCCGTGGCGTTGATTTGAAATACCTGCATGAATACTTCCCACTGGTATTCGACGTGGGCCACATTCAGGCAAGACCTGAAGTGCTGGTTGATTTGATCGCCAAATATATGCCAGACAAGAAAATTCTGAAGGGAAAAACCAAACAGGAAACGGCCCAGATGATTGTGGATGCAATCATTATGAATGATGGTGCTACCGAGTTCGATTCAACTTCAGAACATGGAATGAAGAATCCTTACATGGATGCGTTCCACGAGCGTACATTGAAATGGTTAACTGACAACAAAGAAGCTCGCGCTAAATTAGCAGAGTTCCAGTCGGATAATTTGTTTCATGTCCTCGGAACGTACACCAGACAGGTTGTACGTAGATCTGAGTACGTTAATACCTTTGGCGAAAACGGGGCAAAATACTACGCTCTGCTCGAAAAAGCCCGTAAGAATGGCGCAACTGAGAACGAAATCCGTGAAGCGGAAGACTTTATGGATGGGATTTTGGGTCTGCGTTCTGTCGAATTCGTTAGAAAACATCCAAAATGGGCTAAAGCTATCGAGGCTATGAGCGTTTATCAGGCAATGAGGACGCTAGGTACGGCTGTTTTTGCGTCCTTGGCAGATGTTGGAGGCCTGTACATGCGCGGCGGATTCCGTAACGCAACCGACGCAATGATTAAAGGTCTGAGTTCTCAGGATTATCGGTACGCTGAAGACATCGGGGCGGTTGATCGTGCATTGACACAGGATCTTTTAGCCCAAGGGTTTGATACGTCCGGATTCACAGGGAAATCAGCCAAGGTAGCGGATTGGTTCTTTACGATTAACGGTATGGTGCACTGGACCAGAGCTACCCGTGCTATGGGAACTACCCTTGCTAACCGGATGTTTTACGCATGGTCTCAGGATCTCAATAACCCAGATGTACAGCGCAACATGGCTGAGATGGGGCTAAAACCAGAAGATCTGACATTCTACACTGTCGGGGAAGACCATTATCTGAGAACTCTGTCTGTACAGCGAGAAACTGAATACCGTATTAAGTTGAACGACCCGAACACGTCTGAGAAAGACAAAGTGTGGTTAATGATTGCTTTGGAGAATAATGACCGTAGATTGTCAGCAATCAACCGGTTTGTGAACTCCTCTATTCTCCGCCCAGATTCTCCTTCCAGACCAAACTGGGCCAATGACCCTAGATACCACCTGTTTTTCCAGTTAAAGGGGTTTATGTACAAGTTTTGGGACGTTTATCATCGCCGCGTGTTCAACGACATCATGTATTCAGACAAGTACAATTCGCTTGGCATGATGATGTTATTTGCCCCAATGTTCTTAATGTCCGAGGTTCTGAGGGATTTAGCTCAGCATTTCGGGGACGATCCACGCAAAGATAAATGGACAGCATTTGATCATGTATGGGAAGCAACAGAGCGCTCCGGTGTAATCGGACCGTTTGAATTCGCTACCCAATTGGCAGACGACTTCAAGTATGGAAATATCCCCGGTGAGTCCCTGTCAGGGCCAACAGTTGAATGGGCGTTGGACTGGTTTAGGGCGGCTTCGGGTCAGCGCAGTGTTTCAACCCAGACATGGCGCTCTGTTCCGGGTCAATCACTGATTTATCCTGAATATAAGGCGTTATTTGGAAATGAATGACCTGCACCACAGACTGCAAAAATACCGGATTATCCCACTGATTGTCATAGCATTTATCCTGTGGATGACCTATGATTTCCATAAGTTTTATGTCGCTAACGCCTTGAAAATGGAGGACTTTCAAGTCGCCGGAGTCTTTGCTTATGCGGGGGTTCTGATCGGAGCAATTAAATTCCTTTTCGAGCACATTATCGCCAAGATTGAGAGAGATGATGACTGAGGGACCCTTGTGAATGTCTGATATACAGGATAATGTTAAAGTATTTGGTGTATCTAAAGGCGAATGGATAAAAGCATTCGTAGGGATAGCTTTTGCTTTTTTGACGCTCTATATCAGTCGAGAAATAGCCCCCCTGAAATACGCTATAGATGATTTACAGGAATGGCGTAAAAATGCAGACCATCGGCTTAACCAGCATGAGGTAGAGAAATCAGCGCATTTCGCCGGTGATTCTATGCAAGATCAGAAACTACGGCACATGGAACAAGATATTAAGAACCTTGTTACTAAAAGAGAAATAGAGATGCTGAAGGAGCGTATAAAGGAATATATACTTGAGTTAAAAGAGGACATTAAGGAAATTAGGAATGGTACACCTTAGTAGACACTTTTTTAGTTATTCCCCGTTCACGATTGACCCTATATGGGTTGTTGGCGGTATGACCGCCGGGATATTTCTTGGTGAGGGCCTTACTAGCATAGAAAGGCTGAGTATGCTCACTTCGTGGTTTGTTACGATTGCCACAATATATTTTGGGTTGCGCATTATTTATTTGGCTTGGCGGTTTAGAGGGTGGGTTCTGATTTTTTCCGTCATAGCTACTTTTGTCGCCAATTTACTATTCAGCTTATCTGTTAAGCCAGAGTCAGTAGTCAATATGGTTTTTGACTTATCCACATTCCTAGCCCTATTAGCCTTAATGAAGTACGCCCAGATAGGCTACACTTTTCCATTTATAGGGAATCCAAAAATTTCTTGGTCGGATAAAACTTGTCCGACCTGTAATCAGCGTATATTTGGGGCTGGGAAATGAGGAAAAACGATGGCTTTTTGGGGGAGGGCTTTAGGTGGATTGGTTAGATATTCTGGGTTTGGGCGCTTCCGCTGCCTCTGGCGGTCTGTTTGGTGTGATTGGCTCAGCTTTTGGGGCATGGATGAAGCTGAAAGAACGGAAACAGAAAGCGATCGAGCAAAAGGAAGAACGGGACCACGAGTTGAAGCTGATCGAGCTTCAGATGCAGATGAAGAGTCAAGACGGCGCATGGAGCGGATTAACAACGTCCTTGCAGGCACAGGTGGAACTGGACAAGCATCAGACAAACATGCCTTGGGTTGTAGCCATGAAAAGTCTGTTCCGCCCTTTCCTTACACTGTCTTTGTGGCTTGCCGTAATGTGGCTGACGTACCTTGTCCTCACGGGATCGCTACAGACCTATTCAGCCTTAGCATCATCGGATCAGACGATATTTACATCTGCCGAGATTGTGAGTCTTATAAAGTACGTTGTGTACTCGACCGTTTTTTCTGCGACGACTGCAACCACATGGTGGTTCGGCGAACGTGCACTCAGTTTACCGGAGATGAAAAATAGATGAGCGGGTTTACGGTAAAAGAGGCGGTAATCGGCCTTGGCGCGTTGTTTTTCGCCACTATTGCGTTTGCCTATAATTGGCAGGTTGAGCAAGATAAAGCCATGCAGACTTTTCAGTTACAGATTCAGAAACAGCAGCTTTTAAACGACCACTTACGGGAGACCCAGAGGCTTCTATCTGGGGCTGATGTCGTTACTCCAATGGCCGATAGGCATGAAGTAGAAACGACTCCGAGGATTATCGACAGTGCAGAAGATCAGTAAGTATTTCTGGAATGTTCTCATCTCCATCGACCAGATGGCGAATACGCTCATTGGCGGTGATCCCGATGAAACTATTAGCAGCCGTATGGGTAAGCGTGTTGATACTTGTCGCATCTGCTTTATTCTTTGCTATTGGCTCGATAAAGTGGACGATCGACACTGCCATAAATCGATTGAGGCCGATGAGGGATCGCGGGAGCTTTAGATGAGTCAGTTGGATCAGGTGAATTTAGTGGCTTCTCTGAAGGACAAGGGACTCGATGACGTTGCTAGGCACACGTTCTCTGTAGTACACGACATGGATCAGCGCATTATTCGGATAATGCGCGAGCTTGAAACCCTCCGGAAAGAGATGGATGAGGTAGCTAAAGCATTCCCAGATGCCGACATCCACGGACACCGCCTATATCACCAAAAGCTAATAAGAGAATCTTTTGCCGAAGAAAACATTAAAAGTTCGGTAAAAGCCGATATAATTACTAAAATTATACTGTTCGCAGTCGCCGCTATCGCCGCCGTGTTAGGGCTTAAAATAGGACTTGGGTAATGACCCCAGCAGAATTTGAAATGATGCTCATCCGCCACGAGGGGATGGAGCTAAAACCTTATAAAGACACTGTTGGAAAGCTGACAATTGGCGTAGGACGAAACCTAGATGATAGAGGAATCTCGGAGGAAGAGGCGATGTACCTTCTCCGAAACGATATTGAGATTCATGCGCGGGAGCTTGCAGATCGCTTCCCTGTTGTGCGTGATCTATCTGGCGCTCGTTATTACGTCCTTGTTAATATGTGTTTTAATATCGGCATACACCGACTGGCCGGTTTCCAGCGCATGTGGGCGGCTATCGACCGCCATGACTACGCTTCTGCTTCCCTAGAAATGCTCGACTCCAAGTGGGCGAAACAAGTCGGAAAACGGGCTGAAGAATTGGCTGAAATCATGCGGGTGGGCTGATGTCTAAATGGAGTAATTTCGTTCAGTGTAGTTTACTGTCCAATATGTCGGTGGATGCTACATCGGCAATTGTGTCCGTTGCGCCCGCTGGATGGACAGACGTACCGGACCCGGCAGGTGATATTGCGTACCTAACTTTATTGGATGATATAGCCGCCCCAACTAAGTTCGAGATTATTTCCTATACATCTCGTTCAGGCGTTGGTCCGTACACATTAGATGGTATTACTAGGGGTGAAGAAGGTACGACTCCGCTAGTTTGGTCCATAGGAAATGCTGTAATTCAGAACATAACAGCCAGTGCGCTAGTTGAGGCTCTTCAGTACGGGACATTAACCACCGGTAAAGGGTTAACGGGGGCTGAGACACCAGTTTCTCTCGGCGGAGATTTAAACATTTCTTTGTCTATTGAAGAGCTTGTTGCAAGTATAGTAAGTGATAGTGATTCAAACTACATCCCTATGTATACAGGCATACTCGATGATACAGTAAAGGTTCGCATACGCGATATTGTAGACGGTGGTACATTTTAATCTTTGGAGGTAGCCAATGGCTAACAAATTGAAAATTAGGCGTTCTCAAACGAACACAGTGGCCAGTGCAGGCGCTCTTGAGTTTGGTGAACTTGTATATACAGAAGTAGATGGTAATTTCTACGTAGCAGATTCTAGCAACACTGCTGTTCAAATCGGTAAAGAAACAAACGGAAGCACAACAGAATTCTTGCGTGGTGATGGCACTTGGGCAGCCCCAGCAGGCGCGGGTGATGTAGTCGGACCGGCTTCTTCTACTGATAACACCCTACCACGCTATGATGGCACTACTGGCAAACTAATTCAGGGTTCTGGCGTTGTTGTTGACGACTTAAACAATATGTCGGGTGTCGGTACATTGAATGGTGCAACCCTGCCATCAAGTGGCACTATCCTCACTGACAATGACATCGGTACTTCTGTTCAGGGTTATGACGCAAACAATGCGCTGACAACTGATATTACCTACGAAACACTGAGCGCTAACGGCGACGTAGGTACCGGCTCTGCACAGGTAGCGCAGGGCAACCACCTTCATACTGGCGTGTATGAGCCGGTAGACGCCACCATTATCCGTACATCAAATGCTGATGCCTCTGGTTTTAGTTTTGTCGTTGATGAAGACGATATGCTTTCCAACTCGGCAACGAAAGTACCAACTCAACAGTCTGTTAAAGCCTATGTTGATGCTGTTGCTGCTTCTGAGATGACTTATCGTGGAGGCTATGACGCTTCCACTAACACCCCTGATCTGGATACTGCTCCATCTGGCATTAGTGTTGGTGATATGTTCACTGTTACTGTTGCGGGTACGTTCTTCGCTACTGCTGTAGAGGCAGGTGATGTCCTTATCGCAGAACAAACTGACCCAACAACTGAAGCTCACTGGACGATTGTAAATAAGAATCTTGACTCAGTAGCCTCAGCGGGCACTACCCTGACAGCAGGAGTCGGCCTTGCAGGTGGTGGCGATCTTTCTGCTAACCGCACATTCGATCTTGACTTCAACGAGTTGACTGCTCAAACAGACGGCCTCGGCACTAATGAGATTGCAGTTCAACTAACTGGTGGCGGTGCTTTCCGTAAAATGACAGTAGCTAACTTCCTTGATGGTGGCACATTCTAAATGGCGAATCAGATCCGCATAAAACGTGGGTTAGAAGCAAACCGCAGCGGGGTAACCCCCGCTGAGGGTGAGCTTTTATACACAACAGATGAAAAGAAAGTCTACATTGGTGATGGATCAACTGCCGGTGGTATCTTGGTTACTGGCTCAGGAACTGGTACTCCCGGCATAACAACTACTGCTACCGGTGAGGCAATCATTATTGATGTTAATAATGACGTAGAAATTACTGGCGATCTAACTGTTAATGGGTTTGTTTTACAGAACAGTGCCCAGTTCGAAACAACAGCCGGGGTTACAGTTGGTACAGGTGAAGTAGCTTGGAACCCGGACGAAGGAACGCTTGATGTTGGTTTACTAAATGGTTCAGTAAATCAGCTTGGTCAAGAAGTCAGTTATATTGTAAAGAACCAGACAGGTTCTTTGATACCAAATGGCACTGCTGTAATGGTTACTGGTACTTTAGGTGCTAGTGGTAGATTGACTATTGCTCCAATGGTTGCTGATGGAACAGTAGAAGCAAAATATTTCATTGGTGTCACCACTCACGATATTGCTGATGGTGAAGACGGGTACGTAACTCATTTTGGTAAAGTTCGTGGACTTAATTTAACATCGTTTTCAGATGGTGATGTTTTATTTGTTGATCCAGCGACTCCCGGTGGGTTTATAGCAACCGAACCCAGTGATGGGGTTTTAAAACTACCTACTGCCTTTGTAATCTATAATGGTGGCGGTAATACTACGCAAGGTGTACTTTTTGTCCGTTCGACACAAGGTAGTTATCTAAGACACGCACATGATGTACGGCTAACAAATATTTCAACTGGAGATATTTTAGTTTGGGATAATGAGAACTCTGAGTTTATTAACGCACAAGAAACAGACCCAGTTTTCAATGCTTCTGCCGCAAGCGGTATTCTCGTTGGAGATATAACAAACTGGAACACTGCTTACGGTTGGGGGGATCACTCAACTCAGGGGTATCTAACCGCTGAGACCGACCCTGTGTTTTCTGTGTCTGCCGCAAGCGGTATTCTCGTTGGAGATATAACAAACTGGAACACTGCTTACGGTTGGGGTGATCACTCTACTCAGGGGTATCTAACTGATATAACCGGCGAATCTATTAAAGATTTATCTGATGTTAATTCAGGTATGACTCCAACAGATACACAAGTATTGCGATATGATAATGCGAATAGTCGTTGGGATGCTTCAACATTAAATGATATTACTACTGCTGATGCGATATTAGCAGTTGCGAATGTTACTGCCGATATGACAGGGTTTCCAAACCGCACAGATACTACTATTTCATTTAACCCAACTACTAGAACAGCTACAATCGCACCAACTGGTGCGTCAGCATCATACTGGTATAGGGGTACTGAGTTTACGTTTTCCACACCAAAGACATTTCAGATAGACGATGTAACTGCTCAGAACTACATTAATATAGATCAAAACGGTAATTTATATGCGGCGGGTGCTGTTCCCGGAATTAGACATAACCTGCTTTGTATGTACGTTGTTTGGAACGCTACAGATGGTAATGCTTTTATTTTTGGTGATGAACGACACTCATCTGAACGAGATACAGAATGGCATCATTATGAACACGAAACAGAAGGCGCACAATGGAGAAGTGGTGGTGGTTTAACTTACACATTGAATGACGATACTGCTACTTCTATTGGTGTTGAAAACCTAATAATCTCTGATGAAGATTTAGACCACGAAATTAACCATTCAGCGACACCAACTGCTAATTATGAACAAATATTAAGTGGTGCGGCAAATCTTCCTGTTTTATACAGAAACGGCACTGAATGGTCGCAAATAACTCCATCAACTGATCCTTGGGTTGCCGGTACTTCACTTGCTAGTTATAACGCTATTGATGGTGGTGGGTCTGGTTCACTTACAGATGCGTCAGAAGGTGATTACATTTCATATTGGATGGTTGCGACTAACGATATTTACTATCCAATAAAATTAATTCTAGGTAATAGTACATACGCTTCTAATGAAGATGCTTATGGTGAAAGTTGGGATTCTTTCGGTGTTCCTGTTTCTGAGATTGTTCCGATGTATCAAATCATCTTACAAACAAGTGCTTCGTACACAAACAGTACAGCAAAGGTTGTTATTGCTGATGTTAGAATCATTACAGATCGTGCCTCAACTTCTTCTGGCGCGTTTACAGCAACAAGTCACGATTCCTTATCAGGTAGATCAGACGCAAACCAACATCCGATTAGTGCTATTACTAATTTACAAACAACACTTGATGCTAAAGAACCCTCTATTACAAAATCTACTGGATATGCTACTTGGAATGGAAGTGCTTGGTCTTTCTTGAACGAAACATACCTTCAGGACATAACCGGTGAAAACATAGACTCACTAAGTAATGTTGTTATAAGTACGCCAACAAATGGTCAGGTACTAAAATATAACGGAAGTAATTGGGTCAATGGCACTGATGAAAGTGGTGCTGGCGGCGGTATAACTACTGGCAAAGCAATCGCAATGGCAATAGTTTTTGGTTAAGGGGATTTTTAAATGGCGGCTCCAAATATAGTAGACGTAACAACAATTACAGGTAAAACTGATGTACAGTCAGTTACAACAACAGCGACAGCAATAACAACTAACTCTGCGGCATCTGGTCAAGTTTATAAAGTAAACTCACTTACAATATCAAACATTGATGGCACTAATGATGCAGATATAACTGTAGACTTATATAGAGGTGCTACAGCATATAGATTGGCTAGCACAATTACAGTACCAGCGGCAGCAACATTGGTTGTTTTGTCAAAAGATAGTGCAGTTTATCTTGAAGAAGGCGATGCTCTGCGTTGCACAGCTTCTGCCAATGGTGATTTACAGGCAATTTGTTCTTACGAGATTATAGCTTAGTCCATGTTAAAAAAGACTAGAAATGGGTCAATGATTGGTTCTACATTGAATCAATTAACTACAGATTATTATCAGTGGTTTGATGAGACTCAAGCCGGTATTGCTACTATATCGCTTGTTGGTTTTACTTTCGGCGCTAATAGTGATGCCACATTACCATCTGGGTTACAACAGAATGACTTTGTAATTATTGCTACTGGATCAGATAACACACTATCTACTGTTCCTACAGGTTGGACAGAGTTTACTCTACAGCACACTAGGACAAGTTCACGAGAAATGGCGATGTATAAAGTCATGGGTGCTACACCAGATACGACTGCTGCTATTGGTACAGGTGTAAACTGGATTGTTACAGCATGGAGAGATGTTGATTTAATCACACCATTTGCTTATTCAACTGATGGTATTAACGTAAATAGTAATATGCCTGACCCACCATCAGTTACTACTGTTACCGCAAATCCTAGTGTGATTGTTGCTATTGGCTGTCTTGATGATGATGAATTAGCTGAAGATAGTGTTACAGCACCAACAAATTATACAATGATTAAGCAGATTGGAACTGGTCAAACATTTGGCTCATTAATGGTTGCTTATAGAGCAGACTTTAATGGTACAGATAACCCATCAGCTTTTGGTGGTACAGGTAACGATGCTTGGGGCGCTTACAGTATTGCTCTGAACCCTGCTGAAACAACAGGTGCTTGGGTTGATGGAAATAAAAAGAACTCTGGTGTTTGGGATATTGTTGCCTTTAATGACTCAGAGACTTTACAAAACAATGTGACACTTCCCGGACAAGTTGAGTTTACAACAGCCGGTTCTGGTACATGGACTGTACCATCTGGTGTATCTGAAATATCTGTCGTATGTATCGGCGGCGGCGGCGGTGGTTCTGCTTCTCCGGGTACTTCTAATGAATCCGGCGCAGGCGGCGGTGGTGGTGGATTAGGCTACGCAACATTAGCAGTAACAGCCGGTGAAGACTTAGACTATGTTGTTGGTGCTGGCGGTGCTGGTGGTGCTTCTGGAACAGCATCGGGAACTAATGGCGGCGACTCAACTTTATCAAGAGGTGCTACTGTATTGGTTTCGGGTCTTGGTGGTACTGGTGGTCAGTCATTGGGTGATGGAGCAACAACTTTTGCGGGCGGTTCTTTCACTGGTGATGGTGGTGGAAGCGGCGGAAGCGGTGGAGCATCAAACACTAACCAAGGCGGTGGCGGTGGCGGCGGAGCCGGTGGTTACACGGGGGATGGCGGTAATGGCGGCACAACTAACTCTGGGACAGGATCAAATGGGATTGGTGGCGCAGGTGGTGGCGGCGGCGGTCAATCGACAGGTGGCGCGTACAACAACGGCGGCGGCGGTACAGGTATTTACGGTGAAGGTACAAGTGGAACAGGTGGAAATGTAGATAGTCCGGGAACGGGTGGTTCTGGAGGAACCACAGGTAGTGCTAACGGCGGTGTATTTGGTGCTGGTGGTGGTTCTCCTGAAGATGATACAGCACTTGGTGGGGGTAATGGTGGAGATGGTGCTATAAGAATAATATGGGGAACTGGTAGGTTCTACCCATCAACCGGAACGGCGGATGTGTAATGTCAGTTAAAAGTAGATTTGGCAGTTATTTTAGAGGTCGATATTTAATCCAAGGTGATTGGCTTAGAATTAAATCACCATCATCGTCTGTAAATACAGCACCAAGTACAATTCTTGATTTCAATTATTCTGACGCTCAAGGAATTTATGATTTAACATCGACACATCAGTTTCCTAACCTTGTTGGCCCGCAATATGAGCTTGGACTTACACCCTCTTTGTTCACAATATCAGGTGAACTTGATGCTTGGACACAAAGAGTCGTTGATATATCTGGATATGCTGGTGCTACTGTATACTTGGTTTTTGCTTACCAAAACGGTACTGCGGGTGCTAGCTCTTGGCAGGGTGACTTACAGTTAGATGCTATAAATCTAGATGGAAATCTGTACTCATTTGAAAATACTGGTGAATCATTTCAAACAAGCAGTGCGGGTGAGACAACCTATGCCTCAGTGACATGGAGCAACGTAATTGTAAATACCGCATCGAACTCGTTTGCTTGGCAGGTGGATACTGGCGGTACAGGCTCCACAGGTACAGGTAGAACAGATGCGGCTGATGGAACATATTATGTGTATACAGAGACCTCCGCGCCCGCAACGTTTGGATCGTATTTCTGGTTAAGAAGTCCGCAAATAATATTATCTGGTGCTCCAACATTATCGTTTTATGAAGCAAGATTAGGTCCGAATATAGGACAACTAGATGTATATCTGGATGTTATAGCATAGAGGAATAAAAATGGCATTATATTCATTTAACGGTGCTTACCCAACTCAGTTACCTAATAAGATTACATTGAGTGACGGCACAACAAGAACTGATAAGGCAGCGTTTACGGCAGAAGAAATACTGGATGCTGGGTGGATAGAAGTTGCAAACCCACCCTCAGCATCTTACCCAAATGTGTTGGAGTGGGTCAATGGTACTTGGAATGTAAGACCGCCAAACACCAGTGAAACGCTTATGAAAATACAGCAGTTAAGAGACTTATCGTTAGATAAACTGAATCAAACTGATTACAGAGTTATTAAAGCCTATGAAACGGGTGTGGCACTAGACGCACATTGGGTTACATACAGGCAAGAACTGAGAGATTTTTATAACAGCATTCCATCTGATCCAGACCCTTGGAATGCTACCCTCCCAACTGTAAACATAGTAGGTCAAGACGAGATCTAAAATGTATTTTCCTGTATTCGGATTTGGTCATCTTGCGTTATCGAGGGCTTATAAAGTCGAATTCATCGACGAGAATGGCGTATGGCAGGAAATAATCAGGATAAGTAGCTACGTAAACAAAAAAGAAGAGAAGGGCATTAACCTGTGTTTCAGTGAGAATTTTGATGTCTTTATTGATGAATTGATGGAATTTGAAAGTAGCCTTATGTTCGCAAGCAACTTAGATGCTAGAATCTATGGAAATGAGCTAATAAATAGCTATATATCAAAACAATATGCTGACGAGGTAGAACTGTAATGGCTGCTAACGAAATTCACCTAAATGACATAGGTACTATTTTTGAACTGACTCTGATGGATGACACTGTAGTCGTCGATGTAAGTACAGCGATTACTAAAGAGATTATCTTTGAAAAACCGGACAAGACAACCACAGTACAAACGGCTTCTTTTACAACAGATGGAACGGACGGGAAGATAAGGTACGTAGTTATCTCGGGTGATCTTGATCAGATTGGGTCGTGGAGGATTCAAGGCAAAGTAACTCTGCCTACAGGTACTTGGTCAAGCGATATTTCTAAATTCAAAGTGTACGATAATCTTTAAAACAAAAAAAAACCCGGACTTTTGGTCCGGGTTCAAAGCAACTTATCACACATCTATCATCCGCGAGGATGATAGTAGTTTATTCAACTTCTTTTGGTGTGTCAATCAATAGTGGTTTAAATAATTCAAAGGGGTTGTCCCATGCGAGAATTGCGTGAGGTATGATCTGTTCACCTTGTTTGGTACAGATCGCAGCGCGTTCTTCGTCATCAGGTACAGTTTTCACAGGTAGGATAACAACTTCGGCCCCTTGGGACATGAGCTTCTGGAACAGTTTGAAGTTGTTTTGGTAGGTCGTTAGGTCGTCGAGCGTCAAAGGCCTGCCCTCAGCTTATCATAAATATAACGTACACAAGTTGCTTGATGTAGCGCGTCATCGAGCGCGTTGTGATGTGTTCCCATTCGCTTTGGAAGTTCAGATTTATCAACTAAATCAAATAAGGTGCGAGTGTCACGCATATTCCAGTATTGCCAAGGCGCAGCAATATTGTATTGTTTGAACGCATTTTCCAAGATCATAAGGTCAAAAGTTGCCCCATGTGACCAGTATTTAACCTCGCGCAGTTTTTCAGGTACGCTGTCACATATTTCTGACAATACCCACGCTTTAAAGTCAATGAGGGCTTGTTTTAAATCAGCGTCTCCTTCTTTACCAAAAACCTCGCGTTGGGCGTCTTCGTTTTGATTCATCCACCAGCGAACCGTGCCATCATCAATGTGTCGGTCTTGAGTACCGGGCTTAATTAGTCGGTAGAACTCGCCTCCACCCCATATTTGGGAAGCCCCGATAGACAAGATATGGCAGTCGTGGTCAAGCCCCAGCGTTTCAATATCAATCATTACGTGCATTATAAGACTGTCTCCTTAATGTACCGAATCACGTTCTCAAACGGTTCATCCCATACTTCTATATCTATTTCCTGATCCCATACAGGCTCGTCAAGAATCACATAGGTGTCTGGGCTGCCGATAATAACCGCACAAGGTCGGTTATTGTCAAAACAACGGTTCAGCCATCTTAGTTGTAGCTTGGAGAGCTTGCGGCTCGCTACGAGATTAAATTTAAACGGTATGGAGTCATACCATTTATACTCAACCCATAGCTGGCCGCGTCTCCCTTCATAGTAGACATCGGGAGTACCATTGGTGGCAGTAATCCCCATGCCTTGATGATACACAGATCTAGGCAGCGCTCTGTGTACCTTATCTATGAACCTTGCTTCAGGCTTTTGCGCCATTGATCTCAGCCTGTACGCGTTCAATCCTTGATAAGCGAACTCCAACCGCCTTTTCCAGCTTGGTGATCTCTTTCAGGCGCGGTGTTACTGCTTTCATTGCCTCCCTGAGATCGGCTTTCGCTGACTTCAGGTCGGCTTTCAACTTTTTTACTTCCTCCTTATCAGCAACGATTGCATCCTGTTTCTTAGCAATCTGTGCTGCTGTCATTACTTTCGATGGTTTGCGCGAGGTTGCGACTTTCTTTTTGGTAGCCAAGGTATTTCTCCTGTAGGTGGACTTTGTGTTTTCTACTTGCGATAGAAATTAATTTACGTAAAACAGTCGGGCGTCTCTGTGTGCGGGCTTCTAGTTGCAAAGCCCGCGTCACCTCGTCATACGTCAACTGTTCAGCAATGTCATCCAGTTGTCGGAATGACTTCAAAGACTCCGCGACCATGTAGTCGCGGATACTCATCACTCAAAACTTACTGGTTGTGCAAGCTGAGCAGCAGCCGCATCGAGTTTGGACTCCATGATAGCAATCGCTTCTTCACTGAGTGGACGTGGGTTACTAAAACCCCAAGTCTGCGCACGAGAATTAGCGGCCTGCTTCGGGAACACTTCTACTTTGAAGTAGTGCGGTTCTTTACCCGCCACTGTGGCCATCTGCGCGATGATGGTGTCAAAGCCTTTGATACCTGTTGCAGAGACATCTAGTACGTAGATGTCAGTGTCAGCAGAAGCATCAGGTGGCAA